AACTTAAAGCGTGATAGATGGACTGTATTTTCGTACATGTGCAAAACGCTTGAGGACACGATTAAGAAAGAAGAAGATGATTTTTTCTATTTAGATGTAATTTAGTGAGAAAAAGGATATCAATGTTCGTATTAATAAAATTAGTTAGCGAACGGAAGGGAGGTTAGACGATTGGAAGATGAAATTGCCGTTGGTGGTTATAAATACAATCTACCTGACGAAATCGCTTCTCACAAGAAAGAAGAGTTTGAACGGATCAATTCAGTATCAGGGATTAAGTACGAAAGTAACGCCCTTTTAGCTGACTACCAGGGAAACTTTTCTGAAATCGTTAAATTAGCACATTTCTACGCTGATAAAGTTGGAGTTGTTAAATCAGCTATTCGAGTATACGTAACGTTTACAGCTGGTGACATTGTGCTTGATGGTGGACAAAAGAAAAATAAAGAGTTCTTAGAAAAATTCATAGAAGAAACTAAGTTGAATAAAGTCGTTCGACAATCAACTTTAGACTTGTATAAAACTGGAAACTTCTTTTGGTATCGTGAAACTGAAGGAACGAAAACAGTTTGGATTCATCAATTCTCACCTTTAGATGTTGAAGTTAAGGGTCATAGAAGAGATAGACCAGTGATGAATGTTCATTTAGACAATGATCCTGAAACTATTCCTACTGGACTTACAAGAAGCGCGATGGGTGAGTATAAAGTTCCTATCGAAAAAGCTTACCATTGTGCTATTGATCGTGAATCATACACGAGATACGGTAAGACAATTCTAACCTCCACATTTGAACCTATTCAACATATGGAAGAGTTAATGGATATGGAAAAAGAAACTGTGAAAGAAGTTGTTGAATTTTTAATCATCTTTACATTAGGTGATGAAAANCGTCCAGCTACTAATGATCAGTTAACTAAGTTGAGCGAAAAAGTTAGAAACTTAAAATCAACTTCACGATTAGTTGGTAATCATACATTGAAAGCTGATGCAATTAAACCTGATTTAGCTGTATTCAATCCTCAAAAGTATGAAGTACCAATGAAAATGTTATTACAATCACTTGGAATTGTTCCTTCTATATTCACTGGTGAAGGCTCATACGCAACTAGTTCTGTTGGTATGCAAAGTGCTAAACAGACGATGGAATCAGCAAGGAAAGAAATTGTTGAAGCATTAAATGATTTATTTAAGGATGTTGCGAAAGAAGCAGGATTGAATCCTGAAAAGAATCCTTCTGTTTCATTAGGATCTATTGCATTGAATGATGAAAAAATCAAACATGCTATTCTTCGTGATTTATACCTAGATGGAATCATTTCAGCTGATACTTATGCTGCTGAATCCGGTTATGAGTTAGAGCATGAACAAGGTGAAATCAAAGAAGAGAAAACTAAATTTGATATTCAACCGCGTCAAATGTCCTCTACATTATCTAATAATGATGGTGGTAGACCGGCTGAAGATTCTAACCCTGACAAGCCTAACCAGGACAAGAAACCTTCGTCCGATGGTATGGATCAATGAGGGGAGGTGAACGAAAATGCCTAAAGTATTTAGAAGCAAAGTTAACAAGTTAGAGCTTGCCAATAACAAAGAACACATTGACATTAAGTACATTTTAGCTAGTTCTATACCTAACTTTAATGGTGCTTTATTTACTAAAGAAGAGTTAGAAGCAGCTGAAAAATCTATTGTTAATGAACCGCTTATTATCGTTCCTTCCTTCATAAATCTCCCTACTGGACATTCTGTAACAGACTTTCCTAAGTTGGGCGATGCTGCAAAAATCATTGGAACGCATATTGCTTCAGAACTTCAAACGGATGGTGATATTACTCACCTAGTAGCGACTGCTAGGGTTTGGAAAATTAGACACCCTGAAATCGCTGCTGAAATGGCGCAACTTCATGATAATGGAGAGTTATCTTTCAGTATGGAATGTAAATATCAACATTCTGAAATTGCTGAAGGTGGAGTTAGAGTTTTAAAAGGCGTTAACTTCATTGGAAGTGCTGTGGTTGATGATCCAGCAAACCCATTTTCTTTTTCATTAGAAGTAGCTAACCGACACAAACAAGGAGGTCATGGAAAAATGACATTAGAAGAAGCTCTACAAAAGATTGGACAAATGGAAACTGCTGCAAAAGTACAAGCTGATAACTTAACAAAAGTTACTGCTGATCTTGAGAAAGCACAAAAAGATGTTGCAGATCTAACAACTGCAAAAACTACTCTAACTGAAACGTTAGAAACAGCTAACAAAAGTTTAGAAGAAGCTAACCAAAAGGTACAAGCTTTCGAAACTGAAATTGCTGAAAAAGAAAAAGCTGAACTAGCTGAAAAGCGTTTTACTGAAATGGCTAAACATATCAAGTTTGAAGAGTCTGAAGTTGCTGCTAAGAAAGAATCTTTCGCTTCAATGTCAGAAGATATCTTCGCTTTAGTTTTAGATACTGCAAAGCGTACTCAACCATCAGGTGAAGGTGGAGAATTCGCTGGTTTATCACGCGATACAAAATTAGATTTACAAAACGGTTTCCTTGACGGAATCGAAAACGACTAATCAGGAGGTTAAAAAATTATGGCTACAAATCCAGTATCATTTTACTACCGTAAAGATTTAAACGTAACTAAACATGGTGAATACAAAGCTGCTGTTGCAATGCCTTTCGGGTTGCAATGCCTTTCGGAACTGCTGTTAAACGTAACGATGTAACTTTAGAAGCTGAAGTTGCTGCTAATAGCGCTGAATTTGAAGGTGTAGCTGATAAAGTCATTTACACAATTCAAGGTAATGATGATTTGAACCTAGCTGCTAAAGAACGTTGTCGTGTAGGTGTAGGTAAAGATTATGAAATCGTACTTATGGCTGACAAGTTAGGATCTACTGTTGCTGTTGGTGATAAAGTTGAAGTTAAAACCGGTAAATTCCAAAAAGTTACAACTGATACAGCTGTAGGTAAAGTAGTAGCAAAATTTGCAAATGGCGAAACTGTTATTCGCATTAACTAATTAGGAGGTTAGATTAATTATGGCTTACACAAAAGCACAACGAGACGCGTTCATTAAACAAGTACGTAAATATGAAAATGCTTCACGATTAGATGAAGCTGGTAAAAAGTTAGAGCAACGTATTGCTAACATGGCTAAATCACCACAAGGTTTAAATGAGTTAGCTCAATTGATCACTGAAAATTTAGAAGAGGAAATGCAAGCGTATGATTTACGTCCATTACTTTTTGATACTAAACCACGTAAACTTTTAGAAAAGGTTGAGTACAAGCGTAAAGGTAAATTCCGTGCTTACCGTACTACTAAAGGTTCTTACGTTCCTAAGTCTCAAATTTTCCAAGGTGTTGTAGCAGCTCAACCGGAAGAATTCTCTGTACGTCCAGCTTGCCACTTACTACAATTAGAAACTGGCCGTATTTCTGCTGTTGGTGAATTAATCAGTGGTGCTCAAGAAGCTCTATTAACTGAATATGCTCGTTATTTTTACGCTACGTTAGAAGCTGTTAATGCTGGTGATACAACTGGTAAAAACAAAGCTCAAGTAACTGGTGCTGTAGATAAAGCGACTTTAGATAAAATGTTATATGCTGCTTCTGAAAAAGGTGGACAAGTATCTATCGTAGGTACTCACACTTCATTAGCTCCAATTTTAGATTTCGCTGGTTATACTGATACACAAAAAGATGAAATCATGCGTACTGGTTCTTTAGGTACTTATCGTGGTGCTGGTATCGTTAAGCTAGAAGAATTCACTGATGCTGATGATGTAGATGTAATCAAACATGATACTATTTTCATCGTAACTCGTAAAGCTGGTTATGTAGATGATTTCGGTTCTATCCGTCAACGTGAAATCGTAGATGGTGAACACGATGAATTCTCTATCATCATGCGTAAAGAGTGGGGCTTCACAGTTCTTTATCCTGAATATGTTCGTATGATCAAAATCGTTTAATAAAAGTTAGAGGGGCTTATAACCCCTCTCTATAACTAAAAGGAGTGGAATGGAATGGCTGAAAAAGAAATCGTTCTTATTAATAAAGCTGGTCAACTTTTTGCAATCAACTTTCAAGGTGCTTTCCCTTTAAATAAGTGGGCTAATGCTGATGGTAAAATCCGTCTAACTGTGCCGGAATATGAATTCGTTCAAACTGAATATCCTCATATTTTAGGTAAGCAACTTGTATTAGAAGGTCAAGAACCTGAAGGTTATAACGAAAATGATTCATTATCTCCTGAAGCATTCTTCTTACTTCAACACAACAAAGCTAAATCAGTTATGAAAGAATTGTCCGATGAAAAATTGAAGGAACTTATCGATTATGCTGATTTAAATGACATTAAAAAAGCTATTGTTAAGGAATTAGAAGATCAATATTTAGCAAGTGGTGAATGATTATGATTGATCAAACATTGATTCAGAAGCTAAGAACTAGGATTGATGACGTTAATATATCTGATGAACAGTATACAGATCAAGAACTTTCAGATCACTTAGAAAACTCACTTGATAAATATAATATGCAATTGCCATTAGAACAAAAGTCAGACCAACAGTTAATTATTGTTGAAGCTATGATTGCGATTGTGACTGCTTTAAAAATGTGGGCCGATGGTGAAAGTTACTCTTATAAAAATGATGCTGTTCAAATGACAAGAGGTTTAATGTCTAAGCATTACTTAGATACCATTAAACAACTTCGTGAAGAACGAAACGATATCCTGGAAGGTAATGGAGGGGTTTACTAATGCGTAAAGACGAAAAAGAAATCGTCAATGAATACCTATGGAAATCCCACGTTTTAATTTTAGATTTAGTTGACTTAGTTGATAACGAAAAACTTCGATGCAAACTTAAAACTAAAGTTTTAGATGTGGCCCATGAAACACAAGAATTTTTAAAAAATGATGAAAAGTGAGGTAATACATTATGGCTCCATTCACAGGTAATGAAGAAATCTATAATGGTTTTAACCGAAAATTATATTTCACAGAAGGTACACCTAACGCGTTACCAACTGATGCAAGTCCTACTTACACTTGGACAGAATTAGGTTACGATGATTCTTTCTCTTTTAATGAAAATGAGAATGAAGCGCAAAAATATAACAAGCGTGAAAAGTCTCATAAGAAAAAAGGTCGTCAAGAATACACATTCGATATCTCTCAATTATACAGCGGTGTTGAATATTCTATCTTCATGTTTAAAGGTAAAACTGGAACATTGAAACAAGTAACTGAAAATGATGCTGGTGATATCGTAGAAGTTAACTACTTCCATAACGCTGACATTAACTCTCCACAATTTTCAGGTGGTGGCGATGACGGTGATGATTCTGTATCTGCTTCAGGTTCTTACTCTAAACGTTTCTTGTACGATGGTCAAGCAACGGGTTCTGCTTTACTATTTGCTACTGATGGAAGTCATGAAACGCCCTAATAACCCCGTTGATCTTGGGGGCGTATCGTAACAACTAGATACGACAAATTGACAATTAAGCACATCTATTAATTTAGGTGTGCTTTTTTTTAGGAGGTATAAAAATGGCAGAAGATTTTCTGAATTGGAGTGGAAAACACAAGACTTCAGCTAAACAAGGTAAAGATGGTAAAGTGATCACCGATACAAACGAAAAAGACAGTGATTTAAAAGAAAATCCTTTTAATACAAAACATGGTCAAGAGATCGTTTCAATTTCAGAATCATTTTGGGCTAGACTATCAAGAGAAGGAAGACACAGAAATGCTTTTACATTAGCAGGAACTATGCCTTCTGATAATACCTATGCGTATGGTGCTAACGTGAAAGTTTCAGCAGGGACTATTTTTTACCCTAGAGTTATTACTGTATCAAGTTCTGTTGATGCAGAATTGACTATTTCGGTTGGTACAGGGATAAATCAAGCTGACGCTGCTAATAGTGGTGGTGTGTCTTATGTAGCATGGTGTAGAGCTGGTGAACCTTTTACTATTACATTCGATGGTGAAATATTTGCAATGGAAAACAAAACTGTTGAAATAAGAGGAAGAACAACAAATGCAAGTGGTAAATTATATGGTTCAATTTATGGAATTGAGGTGGTAGCAAATGCGTAAAGGTGGCTTATATTTAGCTATAGGTGATTCTATCACTTGGACGATCCCATCTGAAACAAATCCAAACGGAAATAACTTATATGCTTCAAGAGTGCGTAAAGCAATTGGTGACAATTATAGTCCGATTCGTCATTTGAACAAAGGGATTGGTGGGGCGGTTGCAGCTAGTGTAGTTATAAACTTACCTTGGCTTTCGAGATTGAATCCTGACTTAGTTACAATTGGGGTAGGTATGAATGATTGTGCTGGTGGCGCAACAACAACAACAAGTTATAAAAATGATTTAAAAACAACTATTGATGCTTTTCGTTTACGAAATCCTGATGTTCATATAATTTTGTGTACACCTGGAAGAACGACTGACGCAAATAGAACACCTTATATTCAGGCGTTTCGTGATGCAATGGCAGAAGTGGCAACAGAAAAAAATACAGGAATATGCAGATTCGAAAATGCTTGGACTTCTACTAGTGATACCACATACCTTCCTGATGGGGTTCATCCGACGAGTGTTGGACACCAAAAATTGTTTGATCTTTTGTGGATTGAAGTCCAAAAAGGAATATGGTTACAAAACTTAGGGTAAGTATTTCTGATTAAACCGATACATTAACACACCTATTGATTTAGGTGTGTTTTTATTTAAGAGAAAAAGATAGCGAAAAAAAGTATTAATATCAGTAGGTTAATTTATAAAGGAGGTACAAAATGAGCATTTTAAAAAATTATCAATTGACACTAGATGTCATTAAAGATAACCGAAATCCTAAACCTGAATTCGGCCAAAATGATCATAATTCAGCACAGTTAACAATTAATTTGCGAAACAATGGCGAAGTGATTGATTTAACAGGATTGCTTGTAAGGGTTGCTTTTTGGAAAGCTGATGGAACAATCGTTTATCAGAACGCAACTATCAAAAGCGCTCTTACTGGTGTAGCTGAAATTATTTTGAATTCTCAAGTTCTAGCCATACCGAAAAAGGTTAAGTGTGAAGTTGAAATTCAAACTTCTACAGGTGATATTGTTGCAGTTACAAAAGGATTTGAAATAACTGTACGAGATTCTATTTTAGATGAAGGTACACTTGAAAGTACAAATGATTTCCCTATTATTCAAGAGTTAGAAGGTAGATTATCACTAGTTGAAGATGTTGACCTGGAAAGGCTAGTTGATGTTGATAATACCATAAACGATCTTAACTCACGTTTAAGTGATGCTATGGGAATTCAACGATATCAAGAGTGGAATGCACAACCTGGACAAACGAAATTTATCATTAACTCAACTAATTACAACAAAGATAAGTCTTCTATTCAAGTCTATGTCACAGGGATGTTACAATCTCCTGAAATTAGTTTCACTAAAGATGTTG